TTACTTGAGTCTTTTTTTCTTTTGTTTCCATAATATAATATAATATAATAATTAATAAAGACCCCGCCGAAGCGGGATCTTAAGTATAACCTTAATTATGATATAGCTGCATTAAGCTTTAACGTAATTACCGGCGTAATTGTACCTACTAGTACTCCAGTAGCAGTTACTTTTTGTTGAACAATTGGCCCAACTAAAGCTGGTCCGCTTGTTCCCATTGCATTACCAAACGCATTTACAAATGCATCTAAGTATTCTGCCTCAGTCAAAGTGAAAGAGTTAGAAGCACCTTTAGTATAGACAATATTAGCTTTTGCTAACTTGTTTGATCCCATATCTAAAGCATAGATAACATCAATTGTAAGTGTGTTACTTGATATTGCTGCTGTAAGTTGTAATATGCTATCAGCTTGTACAACTTTATTTGTTGTTAGTTTTACTAAACCCATAATTTCTATATTTTAAATGTTAATAAATAATTAAGCTCCTTTAAATAACACGAAGTTATTAGCAGCTTGAGTTACTAAACATCTTTCAGATAAGAAATTAACTCTCATTGTATCAAGATCAGAAGTGTAAGCTCCACCAACTGAACCAGTGATCCAAGCTTTGAATCGTCTGTCTTCAGTTTCAGAAGCTCTAAATCTTACGTGTAAGAAAGGACGTCTGATGTTTGATCCTAACATTTGATCATATACTGTAGATGTACCAGCTGGTATCATAACACCATCAATAGCGCTAGACATACCTCTTGTAGTAGCATCATTTAAGTATTTCCAGTCAGTTTTATAGAAGTCATAAGAACCTCTTCTAAAACCAGAGAAACCAAAGTTAAGTGCCATTTCAGCTTCATTGTCAAATAAACCGTAAGAAGCAGCTGTTGTTGAAGCATAACTACCGTTTGTAGCAGCTAACATATCATCAAAATCAAGAGCAGTTTGTCTTGATAAGAATAACATATTTTCTTCAATAGCACCTTGCTTATCTAGTTGTTTTAGTATTTGATCAAAATCTGCTAAAGCACCTGAACCAGGAGCAGCAGCACCAGCAAAACCAGAGTATACATTACCTCTTGCTTCGATAGCAGCAAATAAACCTTCAGTACCTTTAATTTCAGAACCATTTGCTCCAGCAGGACCAAACCCAGTTCCAAAAGTACCAGAGTTATCATCTTTTACACCTTCAACCATTGACATTTCTAGATAGTCTTCAAATCTTAGTCTAGTTTCAGACTCAGCTTTTAGATACCATAAGTATCCAGAAGTACCGTCTTCAGTAGCAACTTCGATCCAACCAATTTGAGCTGTATCAGATCCACTTAATTCGTAGTTATCTTTTAAGATAATTGGAGAATTAGTGAAAGTAGTTACATTAGGCTCAATAGCTTGCTTCATTCCTTCACTTCCTTTTGGAAATTCAGAACCATAAACAAATAAACTATTTGAACCAGATGTGTTAGTTAAAGCGCTTCCTTCATAAGCGTGACACTCTAATGTATAACCATCAGAAGTACCGTTATCAGTATTAGATAATACTAAAGCTTTAAGTGTTACTAATCCAGTAGCGTTGTCAGAAATTAAAATTGTGTTACCAACTCTAATACCTGAACTAGCTGGGTTACCAGCACCTTTAGTAATAGTTACTCTAAACTTAGGAAAAGCTTTACCGCCAGCTGCAACAGCAACGTTGTCATATGCTACGTGTAATCTATTTTGTTCAGACCAAATTACTTGATCCGATGTCATTGGCATCTCAGCGCCAACCATTCTTAGGAAGCCAGATAATGTTCTGTTTCCGTATCTCTCTACTTCTTGCTCATAAAGCTCAGGTAGATATTGTTGTGCCCATTGTCCACCAGTTAAGTTATTAAAATCTATGTAGTTGTCTTGTACAGTGACTTGACTTGGCATAGGTGTAATACTTGCTGGAAATGAACCTCCATTTACAAAACTCATGTTCTATTTTTTATTATGATTTTTTATTTTTGATTTTCAACCTAGAACTATCAACACCAGTTATTGCTTTTACTTTCCAACCATTAGACAAAGTCGCCTCTGTAGCTAAAGGTTTTGGATCTTGATTAATGTTTTTAGATTTTGCAATAACATCTCTAGTAGCATCGGCCTTGCCTTGCTCATAAAAATGTTGTGCTAATCTATCAGCATTTCTCATAGCGTAAATAGCTTTATGGTAGCCGTCCAAATCTGTTATGCTTCCTGTTTCATCAGTAAATTTTTTAATAACTTTTGAAACATCAGTTTGAGCGTTTGCCATTTCAGTTGGATTAGAAACACTATACCTAAACGCTTTGTCTCCTAAGTTAAATTCAAAACCTTTGAATTTATTAGTGAAGAAGTCCTCAGTGTTTTTAACAAAGTCATTTCTTTTCTCTTGTATGGTTTGTTGTTCTTGGTTGTATCGTTGGAAAAAATCCATTGCTTTTTTCTGCTCATTAGTAACAGATGGCCTCAACTTGATTTCATCATAATATTTACTTTTCATTTGCTCTAAAAAGTTCTTGGCTTTCGCAACTTCTTCTTTGTATGCAAGCTTTTGCTTACGTACAAATCTTTCTTCGTCCGTCTCTTCATCAAACTTAAAATTATCCTCCATTACAAAGCTAATTTCATCGTCCGTAAGATGCGGTCTAGTCTTTTTATAATATTCTCTAACAAGTAAACTGTCATCGAACTTAGTGTAATCTTTATTTAAAGTAACATAATCTTCAACAGTTCCACCTGTTTCTTGCATAAAATTTACAAGCTTTTCTACGTTTTTAGGCAGTTGCACACCAGAAACTCTTTCGTCTCTAATAGCATCTTTTGCTTGCTTTTCTAATTTATCAGCTTCTTTAGAAACTGGTTTTTCTTGAATTACCGTGACCTCTTTGTCTTCATTTTTGTCTTCGACTTTTTCTGAGGTAAGCTCTTCAAGTTTTGATTCGGGTGCTCTCTCCTCCACTTTTTCCACATCTTTGGTTTGTTTATTCGCATCCACGACTCCTGTGCTTTGCTCTGGAACGGCATCTTCTTTTATTTCTAATTTAGTTACTTTTTTATCCTGTGATAACTTTTTAGGTCTACCAGGTTTTCTTTTCATTTTAAATTCCCCTTCTTGAGGAACATCTTTTTCATTTGCCATAATATAATATAATATAAATTAATAAAGTATTACATACCTTCAGGTAGTATACTATCTAGTGGATCTTGTAAACTCTCGATAGACGATGGATCCTCAAAGTCTATTGCATCTAATTGTTTTTGTTTTTGATTAGCTATAGCACTTTGTTGAGTGCCAACTATTCTAGCTCTTTTATCTTTTCTATCTTCTATATCTTTTTCTCTTCGAGTTTCAATACCTATTTTTTGCTCTCCAAGTTCTTTGTTATACATAAACTCAAGTTCCATTAACTCACGTTTAATTTGAGCTTCAACTCTCATACGTTCTACTTCAAAGCTAGATTTACCTTTTTCAAACTTTAGTTTAGTATCTAACACCGCTTGTTGCTTCTGTACCTCTGCCATAGCAGCAGCTTCACTAGCCTCGGCATTTGCAGCTGCCTGAGCTTGTATGTTTGCCATATTAGCAGCTTGAGCGGCTTCAGCAGCTTTCTTACGTTTTAGCTTAATCATTTGATTAGCCAACTTAAGATTATTTATTTGTCTAATATCAATAGCATCTTCTAGGTTGATACTGCCACTAGCAAGCGCTGCTTGAATATTAGCTTCTAACATTTCTTTTTCTTGTTCATCTGGTACCAAGTCCATGTATAAACCAAAATCATACAAATGTATATTTCGTAAATCATCTAATTGACCAACATTCCAAGTTGATATACTATTTTTTAAAGCTTCTTCAGTTAAAGCAAACTCTATACTATCTGCAGTTCTCAACACTATGTTTTCACAAGTTCTTACTGTAAGGTATAAATAAGCATTTAATACATGCTTAGTAGCTGTGTTTGAGTTAGCAGCAGCAAGTTTTTGTAAACCAACTAGCGAATCTGAATTTGGCTGACTACCGTCTCTTGCTTCATTAAGTCCGGTTACATCTCTTATCATTTGCAAATAGTATTGATAAGTTTGTATTAAAGAATTTATTTTACCACCACCATCACTTTTGACTAACTCTTGTATTGGCACTCTACCATTATTAGGGTCACCTTCAGTAGTCATCGATCTACCTAATATACTACCAGTTTGAAAATACATATTTAAAGCTTCTTTAGCGTTATATGTAGTTCCATTACCTAAATCTACTTCTGCTAGCCCATCAACATCTAAATAAACACCATCAGGTATTACCTTAGATATTACTTGTTGTATTTTTAAATGAGTTAATTGTATCATGTCTGCAAAACCCATCATACGGCTTACTAAGCTTTCTATTCTACCATGATACATTTTAGGTGCACATATGTTGTAGTTCATGTTAACTTTAACTAAGTTAGATTTTGGCCTTGTCATATTTTCAGACATCTTCCAGTCTAACATCATATCATAACCTAGAACTTTAGCACCACTATATAAAACCTCTATTTATCTACTAACTCTATCAAAGTTATCATTTTCTTGTGGATTAAAAGTATCTGGTTTTTCTAAAGCTTTTTCTAGACCTGTAGCTGTCTTTTTAATTTTAAACACTTGTTCACTATATGTCTTGTACTCGAAGTACATTATATATATAGCATTACCATCTCTTCTACCATTGTAATTATACAAGTAATTACTATTGCCTTGATACTGTTGTAATCTTTCTAATTCTGAATCTGTTAAATTAGGAAACTGTTTTTTAGCATCAGCTAAAGTAACAGGTTTAACTTCACCTACATACCATAGGTCTTCAAAATTTGGATCCTCACTATAAGAATAAACCATGCGGGCTGGATCAACATATTCTACAGTAACACCTTCAGCTTTATTAAAGTTGGTTTTAACAGCACTCATACCTAGCACTACTAAATCTTCAAGTAATCTTTTCTTTGTTAAATCATACCTATTCATTTGAAGCGAATTATTAACCGCTTCTTCACAAGCTATTTCTGAAGCCTGCTTATAACTTAACTGCATGTGTAAGTCTAGCTCATCTTTGTTTTCAGGTAGATTTGAAGGATTTTCAGTATTAAATAAATCTAAATTTAAAGTTTGCTGTAAAGAAACTAAAAAATCTTTAGCCTGCATATCTCTTAATATATCTTCGGCATACTTAGATCTTTGTTGTCTTGATTCTGGATCTTGAGCAAAAGCTTTTATGTCGTAGACTTTATCATCCATACCATTAACAACTATATCTACAAACTTAGGTATTATAGGAACTGGTTTCCAGTCTAAATTAAGATATGATAAATCACCATTTATAGCTAATTCATCTTTATACTTTTGTACAGGTTGTTCAGCTCTTGAATAAAGCCTACGCATCCTGAAGTTATTATAATTAGTATTAAATCTGTTTTCAACTCCAGATCTTGTTCCGCTAAACCAATCACCTTCTATAGCCATTGCAACTTGCCTGCCATAATCAATGCTTTGTTTAACCTCATCAGGTACTATCTGATCTGGAAAAGAGCTATAAGTGTTTGTAATCTTCATTTATTTTATTATTTGTGAAATAGATCCTTTATTGTTGTATCTACGTATGCCTAAACTAACAGGTGTTATATTTCTTACCGCAACAGGCCTATATTTATTCTTATTACAAGCCATAATTGCTAAACCAGAACTTATTGCAGCATCGTATTTAGTTCTATTATTTATGTTAAACCTTGCCCAGTCATCTAACGTTCTTTGGAAATACATATTACCATAACCCGTTTCTATTTGACCTACAAAGTTTTCAATATAATATTCTATTGCAGCAGCATGTGCTTGCTTAATGTCTTCGCTTGAGTTAGGTATTCCACCTATTTCTCTTTCAGCTATTGATAACTTGTTGTAAAGTTTATCTGGTCTATTCATACTAAAACCTCTGTATCCTCTACGCTTTAGGTAATATAATAATCTAGGTTTATTATTTTCAGCTAATAAAGGCATACCATAAAAATGCAAAGCCATTAAAACGTCTTCAAAGAAAATCTCAGCTGTTTGTGGTCTAGCTACATATTCTAAAAAAAATTGATTAGTAGGAGAGTTTTCCATACTAAACTTAGTTAATCCATGAAGTGCTCCTTTACTGCCGCGACCATCAACAGTACCGCTAATATCGTAAGAGTCACAGCCGAAAGCTCCAATATGTTCGTTACCTGGGTATTTAGTTCCATTTTTAATTATTACGTTATTTTGAATATTGAAGTCTGGTACCCAAGAAACTAAAAATCTACCTTTATTATTTGGCATGAACAACACCTTAGTATCTTTTATACCATTCTCCCAAGCAAAGTTTCCTTTAGTAATACTAATACTATTATTTAACTCTTCATTAAAATCAATTTGCTGATATATCTTTGTTAAATTAAATAAACTATCTCTTGTTTCGTCTCTAAAAGCATGTTGCTCTGTACGCGGAAACTGTCTGTAGTATTCATTTAAAGCGTCTTGATCATGCTTTAAACCTTCTACTTCGTTTTCCCAGTGCTTGATAACTCCTGTCGTAATAACCGAACCATCAATTGTTTTGATTGGATTTGTCGGAGATGTGAAGATAGGAAGTCCGTAAGTATCCATGAATCCTTCGTAGTTCCACTCCATAGGTATGAACAAGCTATAGAGTCCAGAAGTTGTTTGTCCGTTTTTATTTCTTTCAGTAACGTCTGAATTGTAGTATAGTTTTTTGAAATTGTCTCCACCTTTTTCTAAAGCATTTGAGGTTGAGCCCATCATACATTTACCTACAAC